GACCACATATATCAAATTTGGAAAAGATAATATGAGACAATATCACGATTTAATTCAAGACATTCTCGACAACGGAGAAGACAAACAAGACAGAACCGGGGTAGGAACAAAATCAGTGTTCGGTCGGCAGTTAAGATTTGATCTTAGTCAAGGATTTCCTGCGATTACTACAAAAAAATTAGCGTGGAAAGCATGTAAAGGTGAATTACTTTGGTTTCTAGAGGGAAGCGGGGATGAGCGTAGATTAGCAGAAATAACTCATGGCACACGAGAAGAAGTTAATACCATTTGGACTGTCAATGCATCAGCACCTTATTGGAAAGATAAGGCACAGTTTAAAGGCGATTTAGGAAGAGTATATGGTGTTCAATGGCGCAACTGGAGAACTCACACTCCCGCAGGCAAACCTGACATTGATGATGAATATGGAAAACATTGGGTCGATCCAAATTACAAGCATGTTGATCAGATTAATGAACTTATTCAAGGATTAAAAAATAATCCACATTCACGTAGACATATATTAAATGCATGGAACGCAGGAGAATTAGACCAAATGGCATTGCCTCCTTGTCATGTTATGTCTCAATTTTATGTAAGCAAAGATAACAGATTAAGTTGTCACATGTATCAAAGATCAGTAGATACTTTTTTGGGTCTTCCTTTTAATATTGCTAGCTATGCACTTTTAACACACATGTTGGCTCAAGTTTCTGTTTTAGGAGTAGGCGAATTGATTATAAGTATGGGCGATGCTCATGTCTATAATAATCATGTTGAACAAGTAAAAGAACAATTGAGTCGTGAAGAATATCCGGCACCAACGCTTTGGTTAAATCCAGAAATAAAAGATATTGACAAATTTACTATGGACGATATAAAATTAGTAGATTATCAAAGTCATGGAACAATCAAAGCAAAAATGGCAGTATGATTAAAACTATAGTACATGAAGTGTCTATTCCTGGATATGAAGATTCAGATATTCACGTAGCGGCGCATTTATACGATTGGGAAAATTCTGATGCAGGGAAATTTGTGTTTGAAAATTCTTTAGAAACTCCTTTTTGGAATAGATCATACAGCGAAAATAGTCATAATTATTTGTACAAAGTAGTAGCATATTTTGACGAAAAAACACATACTTATTGGAATTTAAAGTATAAATGAACATATTAGTTACAGGTAAAGTATAAATGAACATATTAGTTACAGGTGGACTAGGCTTAATAGGTCATAATGTTGTTCTTAGACTTAAGCAATTAGGTCACGAAGTTCATGTTACTGACACTGTTACCAACTATGGCATCATTCCAGAAGATGAATTAGATTATTTATTAGAAGAACGACTTAAAAAAATAGACTACCATCATTCTTATAATTTTGATATAAGCAGTACTTTATTGATGCGCTCGCTGTTTAGCAGAAATGAATTTGATGCAGTAATTCATTTAGCAAGTTTTCCCAGACAAAAAGTAGTTAATGTAAATCCTATTGCAGGAAGCCAAGTAATGAGTGAGGGGTTGATTAACTTATTAGAGTTAAGCAAAGAACATGGTGTTAAAAAGTTTGTTTACATTAGTTCTAGTATGGTCTACGGTGACTTTACCGATGATGTAACTGAAGATGCTATTTGCAACCCTCAGGGACAATATGGTATTCTTAAACTAGCAGGCGAGTGGCTTGTAAAAGACTACGCTAGAAAAGGTTATTTTGATTACACTATTATTAGACCTTCAGCAGTATACGGTCCTCTAGATGTCGAGGATAGAGTTGTTTCTAAGTTTATGCTAACTGCTATGCGTAATGGTGTGCTTAAAGTTAATGGAGAAAACGAAACATTAGACTTTACATTTGTTGATGATGCGGCAGATGGAATAGTATCAGCAACACTTAGTGAAAACACTAACAATAACACTTACAACATTACTAAAAGTCACAGCAGAACTCTTTTAGATGCCGCAAAATTAGCAGTAAGTATTGTAGGCAAAGGCACAATAGAAGTCAGACAAAAAGACAATGATTTTCCTAGCAGAGGCGCATTAAATATTGATGCGGCTAAAAGAGATTTTAACTTTGACCCTAAAGTAGATGTAGAAGAAGGATTTAAAGCGTACTATGACTGGTTACAAAATTCCCCATTTTGGTCTAAAAAGACAATATAATAATCTTAGAGAAGAATTATTAGTTGCAACTGATCAAGTTTTGCAATCAGGGTCTTGGGTGAATGGACAATACACCGATGAATTTGTAGGATGGTTAAAAAGCAAAACAAGAACCTGGTATGCAGTGCCTACGCATAGCGGGACTCAAGCATTAGAAATAATGGCATTGTTTGAAAAAAGTCATTATCTCCCCGAATTACAACCAACAGTTTACATACCCAATATTACTTATCCTGCTACAGTAAATGCTTTTATAAATGCAGGATGGGATATAGAATTAAAAGATACAGATAGCAATGGAATAATCAAATATGAAGATGATGATCATCGAGGCTATCAGTGTGTAGTAGGATTATATGGAGCCGCCCCGCAAACAAATTTTGTTGATCCTATTAGTTATAACAAATCTCATGTTTTTGTAGACGGTGCACAACATTGGTTAGTTGGTGACGGCAATGTTGGAGAAGGCATGGCTATTAGTTTTGATCCTACTAAAAACTTACCTTCATCGGGGAACGGCGGGGCAATTGTTACAAATAACAAATTTATGTACGAATTTGCTCTTGACTATACAGACAACGGAAAATATAAAAGTCACACTTTTTCTGGGTCAAACAGTAAGTTAAGCGAAGTTGATTGTGCTCATTTATTAGTTAGATCAAAATACATTGACGAATGGCAAAAAAGAAGAAAAGAAATTAGATTATATTGGTTAGAGCAGTTTAAAGAATTGCCATTTAGATGCTTAAGCAGAGGCTTTGAAAAACATGCTGATCAGAAGTTTGTGATATATTCTAGTGATAGCAGAGACAAATTGTTAAACTATTTGCTTATTGAAGGAATAGAAGCCAAAGTTCATTATCCTAGACCGCTAAGTGATTTGCCCGTTACTCAAAAATACAAGTCCCCTGACATGCTATCTACAAGTGTAATGTTATGCGGAGGATTATTAAGTTTACCTATATATCCAGAATTAACAGACACAGAAGTAGAGTTTATTTCAGAAAAGATTAAAAAGTTTTTTGATAAATAAACATATATCAAAAACTATTGGAATATAGCATGTCTGACTATGAAATTATTAATATAGGAAATTTACCCAACGACGGCGAGGGAGATCCACTACGTGTCGCATTTGGCAAAATTAACAATAATTTTGCTGATCTTTTTTCAACATCGTCTACTACAAGTAATAACTACACAACAACTGGGTCAGCAAATCAAGTAATTTTCGAAACTTCAGCAAATACGTTTACTCAAGGGCTTTTTACTGTTAGATCAAATGACCCAGGAACAGACGACAGTCAAGCAATTCAGTTACATGCACAAATTAATCCTAGTAAAGATCAAGTAAAATTTACTGGCTACGGAAGCACATTTTTTGGAAATGCATTAGCATCGTTTGATATGGATGTGTCAGGTGGCAATGTTAGATTATTGTGTTCTCCGATCGGTAGTCAGCCATTATTTCACTTTATTTCTTCTCAAATCTTATTCGAGGGAGATGAAACTCCAGGAATCAATTTAGGATTAGACGGCTACACAGATAGCATAATGACCACTGAGTCTGGGCTTCCTATTAACACAGAAGATTGATATGAGAGCGCATGAATTTTTAAATGAAGCCAAAGGTCACACTGAAATTTCTAAAAGAAAAAGCAGTGGCAGTCGAGGCATGAATGTATATTCTGATGCAGAAAAAATTAATAACGATTATTCTTTAAATCGAGTTATGATGGCTGTAGCCTGTTCAGATGGCAAAAACAAAATAGAATCACCAATGAACTCTTTTGTTGGAAAATTAAAATCGTCTCATCCATATACTGAAGAAGAACAAGATATGCTTAAAGCCGCATACAAAGCTGCCGGTGTTAATTGGGAAGATTTAAACAAAGGTGATTTCGACAGCAATGAATTAGAATCTACACATAAAAATAGCCCTGTCAAACCTTTTAAGGGATATAAAAAATAATTTCTTTCTTTTAGTTCCTGATAAGTATAATTAATTATACACAGGAACCCCCTTCAATGAACAATTTAGTCGATATTAATAATACCTTAGATTTAATTAAACTTAAATTTTATAATGAATGGCTATACACCGCACACATCTATGATGAGGGCGATAGTCAAATGCATCAAGCCTTAACTAAGCAAGCAGTAGAAACTTACGTTGATCCTTTAGAAATTCCCAAAGACGCTAAAATTTTAGATATGGGTTGCGGTCCAGGTTATTTTTTAGATGAAATGACAGAACGTGGATATACTAATTTAGAAGGCGTCACTTTAAGTCCTGGAGATGTTAAACTTTGTGAGGAAAAAGGACATACTATAAAAAAGTATGATATTAGTTTTTTACCTCAAAAAGATGGATATTATGAAGAAAGCATAGATTTTATTTTTTTGCGACATGCACTAGAACATAGTCCCTATCCTATTTTTACTCTTATGGAATACAATCGTGTTTTGAAACAAGGCGGAAAAATTTACATTGAAGTGCCTGCCCCAGACTGCGAAAGAAAGCATGAGTATAATTTAAACCATTATAGTATTTTAGGAGCCAACCAGTGGGCGGCATTGCTTATTAGAACCGGATTTAAGATTGAACAATTTAATAATTTTGAATTTGACTTAACAATGCCAACTGAAGAAAATGAAGAGCCTAAACTTGTTAGAGAAAAATATTATTGTATTGTAGTAACAAAAGATCGTCCTTTAGATATTAAATAAATGGCTTTTTTAGTACACAATTTGCCACCTATTCCAGTTATGGTTAGAAAAGAATATCTATATGACATGGAATATGGACATGGTGAATTTACGCCCGGCATTTGGATATCGGTAAAAAGTACACAAAACAAAGCATTATATTTTGAAACTTTGCTTACTGATTACGGTGCTCTTTATGACAAACTTCCTTTAAGCGCATTTGTTTGGAAAACAGACATTGATTATGACTTGCCACTAGACACTTTACAGCTATGGGATTGTTTTGATTATCATATCACAGTGATACAAAAGCCTATGTTAGGAAGATGTCAAATGTTTGGAAAAGACAAAAAAATGCACGATGGTGAATATTTGTTTACAATAGACACTTGTCATCCAGACAAAGGTGTGCTCGATCAAAATTTCTCAGAACATGACCCTGAACACAAAAGTTTTAATGTTATAAAATTAGACAACGGTCAGTTTGCGGCACAGCCTAATAATCGCATACTATGGCAAGATGCTAGTTTGATTCCCAATGATAAGCTAAAGCCAGATTTTAAAGTTTGCACACAAAATTATCGCGTAGAAACAGAGCCTAAGTGGAATGTGGCACACACTGACGAATGGCAATATCAGTCAAAAAGCGAGGAAAACAAAGAGTCATAGCAAAGTTAAATTGCGCTAAATACTTATATGGCTAACTCTAAAAATTCAGTTTCATTAGTAAAAGACCCGTATACCAAAACGGTTTTTAAAGATGATAAAGAATTACAAGACTTTTTAAAGTGCTGTGATCCTAAAACAGGATATTTGCACTTTATGGATAACTTTTTTCATATTCAACATCCTACTGCTGGTAGCATGATCTATCACCCATGGGACTTTCAAAAACGCTTAATCGAAACTTATCATAACTATAGGTATTCGATTGCTCTTATGCCTAGGCAGACTGGTAAAAGTACTTCGGCTGCTGGTTACTTGCTATGGTATGCTATGTTTGTTCCTGATTCTACTATATTGATTGCCGCACACAAATACACTGGTGCGCAAGAAATTATGCAACGAATTAGATATGCATATGAACATTGTCCCGATCATATTAAAGCAGGTGTAACAACTTATAATAAAGGGTCGTTAGACTTTGAAAATGGTTCTAGAATTGTAAGTGCAACTACAACTGAAAATACCGGTCGTGGTATGTCTATTACACTTTTATATCTTGATGAGTTTGCTTTTGTTAGACCCACAATTGCCGCTGAGTTTTGGACTTCTATTACTCCTACGCTGTCTACAGGTGGTAAAGCAATTATTACATCGACACCAAACTCAGATGAAGATCAATTTGCATTAATTTGGAAAGGCGCAAACAAAACAATTGATGAGTTTGGTAACACTACTGATTTAGGGGTGAACGGTTTTAAAGCATTTCGTTCTTATTGGAAAGAGCACCCAGAGCGTGATGAAGAATGGGCTACACAAATGCGAGCACAAATTGGCGATGATAGATTTAAGCGCGAAATTGAGTGCCAATTCATCATTGCAGATGAAACTTTAATTAATCCAAATACTTTAATTGATTTAGAAGGAACAGAACCTATAGATAGAGTGGGACAAATAAGATGGTATAAAAAACCCACAAAGGGAAATATTTATGTTGTTGGTTTAGATCCTGCATTAGGTACTGGAGGAGATAATTCAGCGATAGAAATTTATGAAGCAAATACCACCACTCAAATAGGTGAATGGAAACATAATAAAACAGATATCCCCGAACAAATTAAACTATTATCACAAATTAACAAGTATATCGAAGAATGCACAGGAGAACCAAACAATATTTACTATTCTATTGAAAACAATTCAATAGGTGAGGCTGCGCTAATTTCTTTGAATGAGTATGGCGAAAGCAACATACCAGGAATATTTATATCAGAAACAGGAAAAAAGCGCAGAGGGTTTAATACTTCACAAAAACCAAAATTAGCAGCCTGTGCTAAATTCAAATCGTTGCTTGAAGCCAAAAAAATGACACTTCATAGCAAAGCACTTATTAGTGAGTTAAAATCGTTCGTGGCTTCAGGAGGCAGTTATGCCGCTAAACCGGGTGACACAGATGATTTGGTAATGGCTTCTTTGTTAGTAGTAAGAATTATGAAGCATTTATCTGATTATCATACCGATTTAGAATCTCAAATCAGAGATCACGAAGAAATGATAGAGCCTTTACCGTTCTTTGCGGTCTTAAGCTAGTCTGGACTAAATATAAGTATGGCCGGCATAGACCAAGAATCATTCAATAAACAACTGTATGACCTTTTAAAGGTTCGAGGATACAATCCTGTACCCAAAAACAATAAAAATCAAAACGTAGGTACCCCTCAAGAAGCCCATGTATTTGAATTTACTTTCAAAAAAGACGGCGAAGAATACGGTAAATCATGGGCTACAATTGACGATGCGCAAAACGTTATAGTTTACTTTGATAACGAGCAGTCAGAAAGCCCTGAAGGACAAACAAGAGGTGTCGATTATGACGATTCTTGGTCTGGCTTTTTAGAGCATTTAAAGATGTGGGCGCAACGAAAACAGTTAAGTTTCGAGTTAGCAAACAAAGATCGTCTTGGTTATGATATGAGACAAAGAGAGTATTGGAAAATGAAACAAAAAGTTGACGAAGGTTATTACCCGATGGGTAAGCAAGCAAGTTGTAACAACAGCATTCCAACTGTTAAAATTATTTTGCAACATACAAGAAAAATCGAAGAAGGCGAACAAAGGCACAGAAATGTCGCTAAAATCTTTTTAGAAACGCAAGAAGGCGAGAGATTTTTAGCACCAACAACTCGTCCAGGAATCGCCCAAGTATATGCTAGACATTTAGCAGAAGGCGGAGAACCGCACGATGAACGTTGGAATCATATTAAAACGATTTGCGAAGAATATAATAAAATGGCAGGATTTGTCCGTGCTACTAGAAACAACGAGTTTAGCGAATCTGTACAACCTTTAGTTAACGAAGGAATTAATCATTATAAAAAACTTCGCGAATCATTAGGAAAAATGCGCACAAAGAAAGGATACAACAAATATTTTGAATCTTGGACTCCTGCTCTTATGGAAGAAGAAAGCGATGAGTCTGTAGCGGAAATGTTTGTAGAAGAAACAATTGATCCTAGAATTGAAAGTGCAATGCCAATTCTTTCGCGTTTAAAAAGAACACTTCCCGAAATGCAAATGATGCCTGAAGTAGAACAATTAGAAGAATGGTCTAGTAATATTATTACAGGTGCAATCTTAAACGAATCAGCAACATCAACATATACTCCAAAGCGTAAATCAATTGATGTTGATTTAGAAGAGTTAAAAAGAATTGATAATCCTAAAGATATTAAAGATGAAGAATTTCTTAAGCAAATAAAACAAGAAGGGTATGTAGTTTTGGAACACCCTGAAACACTAAAAGTTTATTTTTATGACACAGTTGGTGGTTTTGTAGACAGTGAACATGATTCTGTTCCAGATGCTATTAAATATGCAAAAGAAAATATCTATGATTATAGTCTTGATGAAGGAAAACAATTAGACGAATTGAATCGTGGGCATAGCAAGGAAGACGAGGATAACAGTCTCAATGAAATTTCTAAAAGAAAAGCCAAAGCATACTTGAAAAAAGCACGAGCAGATGCCGAAACACGTGCTGAGTATGATTATGATATGGAACATCCAAAATCCCACCGCTTTGGTAATCGTATCAGAGGAATAGAAAGAGCCGAAGATCGTCTTCATTATGGCTATGATGACTTTGACGAAGACTCAGAAAAAGTTAATGAAGAACCCCTTAGAGCCATTGACCCAGAGACATATGATCAGTTGAGAAAAGATACCATAGAATTGTACAAAAGAGAAAAAGCACGTAAAGAACGTGAAGAGGATGAGCGTTTTGCTAAACAAAACAATGACGAAGAATTTGATGAAGATTTAGACGCTAACCAAAAACGTGCTGGTCAGCTAGGCCCCTACGAAAAAATAGGTTCTAAAGGTGCAGTAGGCAAACTTGTTGGTGAATCCCAAATTGACGAATTAGAGGACCTAAAACGTTTCTTTTAAAAGGGTAAATTAAAATACAAAAAAACCGCACATTATTGTGCGGTTTACCATATCTGGGATAAATACACTTGACACAGAAATTAATTTGTGTATAATTAATACTGTGTTGTTGTCTCCGACAGCAAACATCTAACTAAACTTAGGCTAATATAAACACTATACAAGGAGAAAATATATGACAAGTCTAGCAGACATCCGTGCCCGTTTAGAGGCACAAGAAAATCGAGCACAAAGTTCGACACCCAAATCAGATAACGCAATCTACCCACACTGGAACATTAGCGAGGGCTCTACGGCAACAGTTCGTTTTTTGCCCGATGCTGATCCCGACAACACATTCTTTTGGGTAGAACGTCAAGTTATCAAACTTCCCTTCAACGGCGTAAAAGGTGATCCAAACGTTAAACAAACAATCGTGCAAGTTCCTTGCGTTGAGATGTTTGGTGAAAACTGCCCTATTCTTTCAGAAGTTCGTCCATGGTTCAAGGATGCAAGTCTAGAAGACATGGGTCGAAAGTATTGGAAAAAGCGTACATATCTATTTCAAGGTTTTGTTCGCGCTAATCCACTAGGTGATGATGTTACTCCCGAAAACCCAATTCGTAGATTTATCATTTCGCCTCAAATTATTCCTATTATCAAAAATGGTTTAATGGATCCTGAGATCGAAGAGTTGCCAACTGATTATATGCGAGGTCTTGATTTTCATATTAAGAAAACTAGCAAAGGTCAGTATGCTGATTATTCAACTTCGTCTTGGGCACGTAAAGAAAGCCCACTAACAGAAACAGAACAAGCGGCTATTGAAGCACATGGCTTGTTTGATCTAAAAGATTTCTTGCCCAAGAAACCAAGTGAGGCAGAACTTCGTGTAATCAAAGAACTGTTTGAAGCATCGGTTGACGGTAAGCCCTACGATGTTGACAAGTTCGGAGCGTATTATCGGCCATATGGAGTTGAAGCACCAGAAGGAAGCAAGAGACCTCAAGAGAGTTCAAACAGTACGCCCTCAGAAACAACAACACAAACAAATGCAACTCCCAGTAGTGCAGAAAGTGATGTTCAACCTGAAACAACACAAGATTCTGCTGAAACGCAAGATACCACTAGCGATAAAGCAGCCGATATTCTAGCTATGATTAAAGCTAGGCAAAATGGTTGATTCTATATGAGTGAGGGGAGGGTTAACCTCCCCTATATCTCATGCTGAGGAATAACAATGACACTACCAGATCAAAAGTATCGTGCTTTAAAACAAGGTAAAAAACTTTTAGAAGACCTTTGCGATCCTGGCAAAACTCCAAGAGTGCCAAGTGTAGTTAGAGATCGTGCAAAAGCGGCATTAAAACACTATCCAAACGATTACGACATTGAAAGGTTTGCAGATAGTTGTCCCGAAATACTTGATAAAAGTTCTTTTACTGATAAACTTAAAGCAAGAAATTAATAATAGGAGAAAATTTTGGCTAAACCATTTGATGTATCTAAATTTAGAAAAGATATTACTAAGGCTATTGATGGCTTAAGTATTGGATTCAATGACCCAACAGATTGGGTTTCAACAGGAAACTATGCACTTAATTATTTGATCTCAGGAGATTTTAATAGAGGTGTCCCTCTTGGCAAAGTAACTGTATTTGCCGGAGAATCGGGATCAGGTAAAAGTTATATTTGTGCAGGAAACATTGTAAAAGAAGCACAAGATCAAGGAATTTTTGTAGTACTAATTGACTCTGAAAATGCTCTAGACGAAGATTGGTTACATAGACTTGATGTCAATACAGACAGTGATAAATTGCTTAAACTTAATATGGCAATGATTGATGATGTTGCTAAAACAGTAAGCGAATTTATGAAAGGCTACAAAGAAATGTCTGAAGAAGAACGTCCTAAAGTTCTTTTTGTAATCGATTCATTGGGCATGCTACTTACACCAACTGACGTTGATCAGTTTGGCAAGGGTGATTTAAAAGGTGACATGGGGCGTAAGCCTAAAGCACTTACAGCACTTGTTCGTAACTGTGTAAACATGTTTGGTAGTCACAATGTTGGTCTTGTCGCAACAAATCATACTTATGCATCACAAGATATGTTTGATCCAGATGATAAAATTTCAGGCGGACAAGGCTTTATCTATGCAAGTTCGATTGTAGTTGCAATGAAAAAACTAAAATTAAAAGAAGACACCGAAGGCAACAAGGTTACTGATGTTAGAGGTATCAGAGCGGGATGTAAAGTAATGAAAACTCGTTATGCTAAACCGTTTGAAGGCGTACAAGTTAAGATTCCTTATGAAACAGGCATGAATCCTTACTCGGGTCTAGTTGATTTGTTTGAAAAATCAAACTTGCTTAAAAAAGAAGGCAACTCACTTGTTTATACTAAAGCCGACGGCGACATTATCAAAAAGTTTCGCAAAGCATGGGAACGCAATGATGATGGTTGTCTAGACGAAGTAATGTTGAATTTCAACGAAGATAAAAATAAAGAATCTGAACTAAATAATGTGTCTGAAGAGGAGGAGATTGACACATAATGAGTTTAGAAACAATTCATGGACTTTGGAAAACAATCAAGCCCAGCATTGAAGTTGGAGATGTTAACGAATCGGCTGAACTATTAGTTAACTATTTGGTAGACAATGACTTTGACAGCAAAGAAATTGAATCATTGTTTCAACATGACCCTGAAGTTAAAAAGGCTCTTAAGTTTTTTATAGAAAAGCCCGAAGACGTAGATTCATTTGAAGACGATGATGATTTTTTAGATGAAGATGATGATTATTTTAACCTTTATGATGATGAACATTAATGAATTGGTATACTAAAATAACTAATGATTTGTCTGTGTTGCCAGACTTTATTGCTTTCTTTGAAAGCGAATTGGCAACTGCAAAAACTGAAGTAAAAGTTGACGGTAATATTGAAAAGAACATCGCCGCACTTCCAGGGCTAACCGAGTACCGTTTTAATCAATTACAAGAGATTGAAGCGGTACTTAATTTCTTAAATATTCGATTGCGTAAAATGAGAAGAAAGTACTTTCAAAAGTACTTAGAAGGATATAATCGTGCCCTTACTTCCAGAGACGCAGAAAAGTATGTTGACGGTGAGCAAGAAGTCATTGACTTTGAAGTGTTAATTAATGAATTGGCTTTGTTACGCAACAAGTATTTAGGAATATTAAAGGGCTTAGAATCAAAAAATTTCATGCTAGGACATATGGTAAGGTTAAGAACATCTGGTATGGAAGATGCATCAATTGGCTAAGTTAATTTTGGGCAAATTGCTTCTTGACAATTTGGAACTTTTTGTATAAAATTATATCTATAAACACTGATTTCTCAAGGATTCGATGTGGAAACACAAAATATTGTAAACTTGCTTGAAGCCCGTTTGCTTTCCCAAAACAAAAATTTGGTTTCGTTATTAGGAATCAAAGAACACAAAAAAACAAGAGTTCCATACACTTCAATTAAATTCAGATGCCAGTGTAATAATTATGAAATTAAAATTTTTAATTCTAAGTTTATGATATTAAAAGAGTCCGAAACGACTGGTACTGTATATGACAACCTTAAAAAAATGCATAAAGCATTAGACGAAATTATTACTTCAACACAATACTTTGAATATTAGGATATTAAACAATGTCAACAACAAATGATATTACAGGTGACAGTATCCAAAGCAAACCTAACAATGATCTTTATCGAGACAATTGGGAAAAAATATTTGGCAAAAAAGACAATTCAGATGACGCCGAACAAGAAGAATAACTAAAAATACAATTCAGGAATAATCAAAATGAAAATGCCAACAGAGCAAAATATCACACCCGACCGTTGGGTAGTAGTTGAACTCACAGACGGAGACACAACATTTCGTAAGATATTATCAGGATGGAATGGTGGATATTTGAATAATGATAACTGGCGTTTAAGTAGTCCTATCGTGAATGAAACCGAAATGAAACAGTATATTGAGTTTGTTACCGATAGTGGAAGCACCTACAAATGCCTATATGCGGCAGAAGGTATGACCGGCACCACCCGCGATTGGTTTTCAAACCTCCAAGAACAAGCTAAAGACAGTAATGATGTAACTGTAAAATTATTATGCTATAGTGATCAGACATAAAATATAAAATTGAATTGGATAAATCGATGAGCAACATCATTCGCAACGCACTACAAACGCCCGATGGCACTATCATTGAAAGCCGCAGTGTGCATGATTACCAAACACATGTAGATGCCAATGGTTGTGAGTATATGGTAGATGGCGGGTTAAGTTATATCAGACGCAGTGCCAATGGAGATGAAATAGACCTCACGGTGACACTGGATGATCCACATGACATAGTGCGTGAAGCACTTACTTGGGGTACATATGGTCCTAATGGCGATGAGCCACTCACTTATGTAAAATTGTGCGACATGGAAACAGATCATATCAAAGCCTGTATAAAAAATGTGCCGGGTATGTATCCACAGTTTCGCACAGCCATGGAAAACGAACTCAAACATCGTGGTCAAACACTCATGGACATGTTCAGCGAACTAGGTGAAAGCATGGCACAGGCTCGCAAACAGTACGAAGGTGAGTTGGAACTGTGGTGGCAGGGTTTATCTCAGGAAGAGCGAGAAGATGCTTTCTATGCTGTGGTCAAGCGTATGTACAAGGCTGAGGTAAAGGAACGCGGCAGTTATCGCTATGCTCTATACGATGTTTTTGGCTTTGATGAGAGCATGTATGGCCGCGGCATGGATTGTGGCTATATGGATTTACATAATATAATCTGCGACGGCATTGATTATGATAAAATGAAGCGTGTAAACCGTATTGAAGTCATTGATCATAGTGAGAGTAAAGAAGGTCGTGAACTGGTCAAGCATTTGAACAAAGGTGAACATATTGAATATAGTCTACAAGACGATGATCAAACATTAAAGATTTTTATCAACAACAAAGGTGGAGAAATATCATGAGCAAGAGACGTTTTAGAGTAGAACCTTATCGCTATGGCGGCGAATTGATCATTGGCGAAGTCAATTGGGAGTTTGCAGAAGCCATGCTAGATGCCGATGATGATGCTGTATGGGAAGCACTAGAAGCCTGGGAAAATGCTGATTCAGTAGAAGCGTTTATCGAAGAAACTGGCTTACCGCGTGTACTAGAAAATGACGAACCTGGCAAAAGCTGGCACGAGTATGACGACTTCGAACATCACTCGGGTGGATTCAGCGATTGCGAATGGTTGGTCACAGAAGTTCCAGCAGATGGTTCAGATGATCTTGGATACGGTTTATCAGACGAGGTTAGATACAGCGACACACCCGTTCAAGTTCTTACACGTGAAGCCTATCATCAAACAGATGAACCCGAAGATTCAGAGGACTATGTAGGCTGTGTGAGTGTATTTAGCAGTGAAAAAGGCGGAATGGGTGCATGGTTTGTTGACACAGACGGCGAAGACTTTGACTTCCGCAAACTGGGTTTTGGTCTCTTAGAAAGCAATCTAGCTGAAATGATTGAAACTGTGTGGTATGATGGTGAACAACTAGAACCCAACTATGATGCTATGGACACCATAGGCAAAGGCATGTATGCTTGTACAGGATTTTTCAACACCAAATGGTGGGACAGCCACGACAAAACCTATGACGATGAACAATTTATGGCAGATGTAGAAGCCGAATACCGCCAAGAAATTAAAGATTTGCTAGAAGATTCGTAAGTCACTGATTTTATTAGGTTTGTAAGTTGTTGATTTTATTAGGTTTTTAAAAAAGTTATAAGTGATTGATTTTGTTAGCGTTCTGAGGTTGACATTTACCCTCAGGTACGAGATAATATACATACTGACACAGAGAGGAAACACTTATGACTACTATCAGAATCAAACGAGGCTCTTATCGCAACCAAGATGTTATCAACACAGATTTCACTTTGGTTAAAGGTTTTCAAACTAACAAAAAAGGTAACTATGTGACTGTTAAAAACGAAGGTCACTTCCCGCATATTAACGTCAACGCGATTAAAGTTAAAGTTGACAGTATTGAAGATGTTGAATTTACTGGCGCTCCTATTATGGCTGATGAGCCTGTTACAGCAGAGCCAGTTGTTACTGAAACAGAAGAAGAGGCAATTGAACGTATTGCTACCCGCTTTAACATCTTAGACGAAATGTCTGGTGCTTGTATCAACGGTGATATTCGTGCTATGATCGTTTCAGGTCCTCCAGGTGTAGGCAAATCATATGGTGTCGAGCAACAGTTAGAAAAAGCATCGCTGTTCGATAAAATTTCAGGCAGCCGTGTTCGTTACGAAGTTGTCAAAGGTGCAATGACTGCATTGGGTTTGTATGTTCAACTTTACAATTTTAGCGATGAAAAAAATGTTTTGGTGTTTGATGATTGCGATTCTGTATTCGCCGATGATCTTAGCCTTAACATCTTAAAGGCTGCATTAGATTCAGGCAAAAAGCGCAAAATTTGCTGGAACTCAGACAGCAGCCTTCTTCGTAGAGAGGGTATTCCTGACGCATTTGAGTTCAAAGGTTCAGCAATCTTTATTACTAACCTTAAGTTTGAAAATGTAAAATCTAAAAAATTGCAGGATCATTTGGAAGCCTTGCAGTCTCGTTGTCACTTTTTGGATTTGACTGTTGATACTGAGCGTGACAAAATGTTGCGTATCAAACAAGTTCACCGTGACAGCACTCATGGTTTGTTTGGGAATTACAATTTCTCAACCGATGTCGAAGATTCAATTCTAGACTTTATGTGGGAACACAAAACTAGGTTGCATGAGTTGTCACTTCGTATGGCTCTTAAGATTGCTGACTTGGTCAAGATCAGTGGTAACTGGAGAGTTCTCGCTGAAAATACTTGTATGAAAAGGGCATAAGGCGTCTGTGTCAGCGGAGCCGGGGAGCGCAGGAAACTGCGCTCCTTTTTTACCTTTATTGTTGATGGAATAATCGAATACTGTTACAATATACAGATGGTTAATAAAGAACAGCTACTTTATTTTTTTCTGACAGGAAAAATAAGCCTAAGTGGCTACGACATGAAGTTCATGTCTAACCTACAAAATATGATTCATAGAGACAAAAAGGTCACTTCAAATCAAGCAAAATTGTTTGATGCATTAATTTACAAGTATAAAAGGCAGCTAATTAAAAACAAGTTAGACAGTGATGACCTAAAGAAATTGCCATGGCGATCTACAGTTATAGAAAGTTCTCCTGAGTTTACTGGAGCCAGAGTAGATTGTATTGATGGCATGCTAAACTTGCGTGTTCCTTTTAATCGAAAATTTATCTCTGAATTTAAAACCAAAGAAAACCCGTTTGTTTGGTATAAAGAAGAAAAGATGTATAAGGCAAAGTTTTCTACGGGTGCTTTAAAGTTACTATACAATCAATTGCCAAAACATTTTAAATCGGTTATTTACTCTCCGGCGTTACACAGTTTAATTGAAGAAGTAGAAAAATATAAAAACTTAATTTGGGAGCCCACTGTAGTTAAAGTAGGTAATAATTATATTATAGCAGGCGCAAACGAACATTTGTTGAAAGCAGTAGAACATATTGACCTAAGTAATTTAAACAGCAAAAATGATATTGAAACGGCATTTGAATTATCACATTATCAAGTAAAGTTAAGTCCTTCGTTGTTAAAAGAAAGAAAAGATTTAGAATTTGCTTCTAGTTTTTATACAGAAGTTGATATAGAAGATATCGATTTAGTTGCAAAGTGGCTAAATACAATGAAAATAAAAAAGTTTGTGCTTTGCGACAATTCATTTCAAGACTTGCATTTAAATAGCGACAATTCATTGCGCAATGATATAACACACAAATTTAAAAATCAAGGTATAGAAATTCAAAAAATGACCGAGTTGGGAAGTGATCCAGCAGTTTTGATATCATTTAGGTCGTTGCATAAAGGAACACCTTTTCATTATATAATGTCTAATCACACAAGTAAAATTATTAAAATAAAAAATTCAAGGCCAATAGAAATATCATGAAGCAAGCAAAGATAATTATCAAAGATGAAGTAAACGTAAAGATTGAGGGCCTTGAATTAGATGCTCGTAGAGCATTAATGAGAAAATTCGAGTATGAAAAACCAGGTGCTCGATATTTGCCTAGTGTTAAACTAGGAAGATGGAACGGAAAAGTTAGTTACTTTAGTTTGGGTGGTAGCACTTTTGTTCACTTACTAGAAGAAATTATTCCTGATATCGATAAAATGGGATATGAAATTGAACTAGAAGATTTGCGGAATAATAGCCAAACATTTGAGTTTGATAAAGTAACCGAAGATAGTTTCTCTGACACAAAGTGGCCTGAGGGTCATGAAATAGAAGGCGAACCAATTGTACTTAGAGATTATCAAGTAGAAATTATAAACAATTTTCTAGCCAATCCTCAATCATTGCAAGAAGTTGCAACAGGTTCAGGCAAAACTTTAATGACTGCCGCGTTGTCTAAAAAAGTAGAAAAATATGGTAGATCGATTGTAATTGTACCTAACAAATCATTAGTAGTACAAACAGAAGCAGACTATATCAATCTAGGATTAGATGTTGGCGTATACTTTGGTGATCGAAAAGAGTATAATAAAACACACACAATATGTACTTGGCAGTCACTAAACAACATGCTTAAAAACACTAGATCACACGAAGCAGAAGTTCCAATCAATGAATTTATTGAGGGTGTTGCGTGTGTAATGGTAGATGAAGTACATATGGCAAAAGCAGATGCCTTGAAAACTTTGCTAACTAGTGTGTTTAGTAATGTACCCATCAGATGGGGATTAACTGGAACAGTGCCTAAAGCAGATTTTGACAAAGTGTCCATCACAGTGTCTTTAGGGCCTGTTATAGGAAAATTAGCCGCAAGTGAACTGCAAGAAAAAGGAATCTTGGCTAAGTGTCATGTAAATATTGTCCAGTTAAAAGATGACAAAGAATTTTCAAACTATCAAAGTGAACTTAAATTTTTGACAGAAGACGAAAAGCGTTTAGATGTCATAGCACAATTAATTGCAGAAGCGTCTAAAACAGGAAACACGCTAATCCTTGTTGACAGAATCAGTGCTGGAAAAGAATTACAGACTAGATTAACAGACATCTTTAAATTGCTTAATAAAGACATTGAAGTTCCTTTTATATCAGGATCAATGAAACTAACTGATCGAAAAGAAGAATATGATGATGTAAAAACTTCGACTAACAAAGTTATAATTGCAACATATGGTGTTGCGGCTGTTGGTATTAATATCCCTAGAATTTTTAATTTGTTTTTGCTAGAGCCAGGAAAGAGTTTTGTTAGAGTAATTCAATCAATAGGAAGAGGCATTAGAAAAGCAGAAGATAAAGATCATGTAGAAATTTGGGATATTACGTCTACTTGCAAGTTTGCAAAGCGTCATTTGACGCAACGAAAAGCCTATTATAAAGAAGCAAACTATCCATTTACTTTGGAAAAAGTAGATTACCTAAATAATTGACATATAAGAATATAGGATGATATAATTATAATATGCGTATACTAACACTAGAAGACAAATACTTTAATCTTGAAACGCTCCCAGAAGAAGTTGAAGATATGCAATTTGCTATTTTGGATAATTCTAATCCAAATAATGTAGATTACCACTATATACCTTTAATTTTTTTAGAGTCATTCAATGCACCTGCTTTAGTTGTACGAATAGGAGAAAAAACAATTAAAATGCCAATGGACTGGCAAGTATTAATAGGTGATGAAGAAGTTGGAGACTTAGAAACTATACCATTGACTAGTTTAAACGACAGGGGATTTGACGTATTTGAGTTTAATCCTTTAAGTGCATTCTCGCCTAGTTTTTTGCCAATTGAAATTATCGATGTTTATCAAGAAGTGACTTGGTATGCACCCAAATTGCGAAACGGTCAATTTTTATGCGTTCCTATCGATAACGGTCCAAAGCCAAGATGCGTTTATTTTGTAAAAGACATTAGTAGGAATTGCGAGATTGTAGATTACAGCCAGGTGTTTTAGATGGCAAAAAAGAAAAAAGCGGTATCAAAAGATGAAAAGTTTGAAAAGCAAGACTTCAATTTATTTGAAGCCTTAGCCGCGTTAGATAACAAAGATTATGATTATTATGATCGATTAACACCCGATCAGCAAAAAAAGTTTGTTCCGTTTATGCTGATACATTGGATGAGTGCGATCAAAAGCAATGGGGATTTGTCTAGATATTATGTAATGAGTACAAATGAACATGCCAATACGCATTTGTTCAACGAAAATATAATAAAGCATCCTAAATTACAATGGTATATGTTATGTGCTTCTAGTCCAGGCTTAGGCAAACAGTTTCATCAGTGGATCCCTCATATTAAAGAACGAGTAAGCAAATTAAAAGAACCTGCAAAAGAAAAAGACATCAAAGAATATTATAAAAAAATCTATAAAACTGCCAACGACAGTGATCTTTCTGAATTAAGTAAAGTTTTTGTAGATGTTCATAAAAGAAAAATGTATCTAGCAAACAAATTTCCAAATATGAAATTTGAAGATATAGAAATATTAGGAGATATAATTACAGATGAAGACATCGACAAATACGAAAAAGAACTTGGCAACTGAAAAATATCAGTGTGAGTTTTGTAACCGTGAATTTGTACGAGAGTCTACCCTGTACAAGCATCTTTGTGAAAACAAAAGACGCTGGCAACAAAAAGATTTACCTGGTAATAGAATAGGTTTTCAATGCTGGTTACGATTTTATGTAAAAAACACTCCCACGAAAAAACAAAAATCATATCTAGACTTTATTAAAAGTCCTTATTATCTTGTTTTTACTAAGTTCGGCACATATTGCGCTAACATCAATGCTATTAATATAATGCGTTATGCTGATTGGTTGATGAAAAACCAAATTAAAGTCGATAAGTGGGCTAATGATCAACACTATGAAAGATACTTAATCGAATATCTTAGAGAAGAAGACCCGCTTGATGCTATTAGTAGAAGCATAGAAACAACTATTAATCATGCCAAAAAAGAAGAAATACAGTCTTGTGATTTTTTAAGATATGGCAACAGAAACAAAATTTGTCATTTGATTGTTGGTGGAAGAATAAGTCCATGGATGCTATATCAAAGCAAAAGCGGTGTTGCATTTTTAGAAACTCTTGATGAGACACAACAACGAATGATATTTGATTACATAAACCCAGAACAGTGGGCACTAAAATTTATGAGAAACAAAGACGATGTAACACAAGTAACAAATTTATTGTCTCAAGCTGGGTATTAGCATGACTCCCGATAGATTTTGGGAGATACCAGAAACAGATGTCCTTGTAAATGATGTAAGTAGACGTGAAGTTTGGAACTGGTGCAAAGAATATAATATAAATGCGAAATATTTTGATTCTAGATTTGGAAAAGATGTTTGGAGAGTACTAGATGAAAAAGAAAGATTTTGGTTCAGACTAAGATGGGAATAATTCGCCCAAACACTTGTATGTTTTTTTGATAATAATGATATAATTGAACTATGGCAAATGACGTAATGATTGACTTAGAAACGCTACACACAGATCCAGACTGTGTAGTGCTTACTATTGGTGCGGTAAGGTTCAATCCAAAAGGCAATGGCGTTGCAGAAAAATTAGAACTTCGACCTACTATAGAAGATCAGACTGAAGTATATAATAGAAGCATTAGTGAAGATACACTAAGATGGTGGTCCGAGCAAAATCCAGAAGCGCGCGAAGAAGCGTTTAGTGATGAAAACAGAACCCCTTTTGCAGAATGTATGGAAATACTTTATAAGTTTTGCTGGAATCGTAGAGCAGTATGGTCAAATGGAGCACCATTTGATTTAGTAGTTATGGAAAATGCTTGGCGTCAAACTAGCGATAAGCCTAATCCTATACCTTGGCCTTTTTGGTCTATGCGTGATACCAGAACACTTTATGAAATTGCTCAAGTAAGTTTGCGTGATGAGGGCAACATAACTAGTCACAGAGCAGTAGATGATGCTGAAAAACAAGCAATTGTTGTGCAAAAAGCATACAAAAAGTTGATTAAAGCAGGTTTGGCATGAAATTAGAATATGACATTGATATTGACTTTGGAGACAGGGAAAAAGTTTTGTCTTTGATTGAGCACACACCTGCGGCTATGCGAAAAGTAAACCCAATACGCAAGCATAACACGGGTGTACATATAACAAAAGTTCCATATGATCCAGTCAATGATATGGCTTCTATTGATTACAAAGAAGCAGAAGAGCGTGGATATTTCAAACTAGATTTATTGAATGTTCACGTATATTCTCAAGTAAAAGACGAAGAACACTTAGAACAATTGATGCAAGAGCCTGATTGGACTCTATTAAAAAACAAAGAAGTAGTTGAGCAGTTAATACATTTAGGTAATCAGTTTGATACATTACAGCAATTACCTGAACCTGTTAATTCTATACCCAGGCTTGCTATGTTTTTGGCAATGATTAGACCAGCTAAAAAACATTTGATTGGTAAACCATGGAAAGAAATAAGTAAAACTGTATGGGACAAGGACAGTGATGAATATGCTTTCAAAAAAGCACATGGTGTTGCTTATGCACATTTAGTTGTAGTGCATATGAATTTACTTAAGGAACAATTAGATAAAAATTCTAAATAATATAAATTGGAATATAAAAACAATGAAATTAAAATTAGTCAAAGAAGATGATCCAGTATTACTAGAACCAGCAGACGATTGGGACTTTGAAGTAGATGGAGATCCTAACGAACTTATTAAAGAAATGTCTAGGTTGATGTTTCTACACAACGGTGTAGGATTATCGGCGCCGCAGTGTGGAATAAAAAAGCGTGTTTTTATTATGGGAAATGAAGATGAACTAATTGCATGCATTAACCCTAAAATTGTTTCTCTTTCTGACAATCGTGTTATGGGAGAAGAAGGTTGTTTAAGTTTTCCAGGTCTATGGCTAAAAGTAAAAAGACCTAGCAGTGCAGTAGTGACATATCAAACTATTACTGGGCAAACCAAACAAGAAGAATTTTATGGATTTAGAGCGCGAGTCTTTTTACATGAGTTCGATCATCTGATGGGAGTTACTTTTGATCAGCGTGTGGCTAAACTTAGTTTGAAATTTGCTAAGGAACGTAGAAAAAAATATTTAAAAAAACTCAAGAAAGTCGTTTAACTAGTGTTATACTTCGGCGCTTTTTTCTTTTTTTCGTCATTTCATTCATGCTAATAACCGGACCATGAAGTAGTGTTAAACTTTTATTATTAAAAGTTTTCAAATAAGGCTTAAACGGGTCCCATTCTTCTTTTAAAAATAAATTGATTGGTATTTGTCGATTGCTTTCCCACCACCAAGTATCTCCTAATTCTAAAAACTTCTTTTTAAGTTCTGTAGACACAATCGCTCCGTAGTCATATAAAGTAGTGACTAGATCATCGCGATTTTGTATAATGCCCACATAGTCTTGTCCTGCGTGTGAGCATATTGAAATATAGGGGTGATCTTCGCTAAGTTTATTAAAAAAGTCTTCCGAATTCATAACTATTGTTATTTACACTTTTTTTACCATTTATAATATTTTGGCACAGCCAGACTAAATACAATATAGGAGATTTAGCGTGTATTCAACATCAGTATTTACTTACATTCAAAAGCAAACCGTTGTGCTCCTAACAGGAAATTCTGCGAGAAAATATATGCCCCAATATGCTAAACCACTGACACTTAACAAAGGCGTTGACAACAGAATACAGTTTCAACTTTTAGATCAAGATCAAAAACCTGTAGATATTACAGGAAAATCGATTACATTTAGATTGCTAAATGCTAGAGGAGACAAAATATTACTAAACACAGCACTTCGAAATACACTTTCGCTCAAAGGAATTGCTGTACTAGAGTTAAATGCCTCCGACATCGAAAATATTTCAGCACAAAGAGCACATTATTCTTTGGAAATTCCCGAAGGTGAATTTGATTTTCCTGTTTTTGTAGACCAAGATGCAGGTGCCCGAGGAGACATGATGATTTTAGACTCAGTATTGCCTACTTTTGTTCCCTCCGAAGAAGTTACAATTCCTCAAATGCAAGATTTTCCAAATAATGTATCTTCAGGAGAAGCATCATATGGTTTAACAGAATATACGTATCATTCTAGTACAATCAACACTGAAGATAATCCTATCTTAACCTTGCAAACTAAATTTAATGAGTTTCAAGGTCAAGTAAAAGTTGAAGGATCAACTCAGCCAGATGTAGAATGGTATGAAATTACATCAAATACTTACGCTAACACCAGCGACACGTTTGGTTATACAATCAAAGGATATCATCCGTTTGTTAGAATGACCTTTGTCAGTGAAGAAGGTGAAGTCGAAAAGATTTTGGCTAGATAGTTATCCTTATTTGTTGAATTTTATTTTAAAACTGTGTTACAATAGCAATCTATGCTAGATATACTTTCGGTTATCCCTGGTAAGAAAAAAATCACTCAAAGTGGTTGGCACAGTTTTAACGCTGTGTGTTGCCATCACCGCGGTCACAATCCTGACAAGCGATCTAGGGGCGGAATTATATTTGATGCTGACGAAAATTGGACTTATCATTGCTTTAATTGTAATTTTAAATGTGCTTATAAGTTAGGTAAACCCTTAAGCAAGCGCCTTAGACTTTTGTTAAGTTGGTTAGGTTACAGTGAAGCAGATATTTCTAGGTTTAATTTAGAAAGTTTAAAGCACAAAGATATCGTTGACTATACCAAAAAGAAAAAAGTAAAATTTAAAGTTAATTTTAAAGAAGTTGATTTGCCTGAAAATGCAGAATTGATTTCAAAAGAAAATCCAGATCATAAAATGTTTGCTGATTATTTAAAAAGCAGAGGGTTTAGTCCCGATGACTATCCTTTTATGATTACCCCGAACGAAGAAGGAAGAAACTCAAATAAAATTATTATACCATACACTTTTAAAGACAAAGTAGTTGGACATATTGATAGATTTTTAGATAACAGAATACCCAAATATATTAAAAATCAGCAACAGGGTTATGTATTTGGTATCGACTTACAGAAGACCGACTGGGAAGTTTGTATTGTATGTGAGGGAGTGTTCGATGCCCTAAGTATTAACGGTTGTGCGTTGACGCATGATACAATAAGCAAAGAACAAGCACAAATACTAAAAAGTTTGCATAAAACTGTGATTGTTGTTCCAGATCAAGATAAAACTGGAATGAGCATATGTGACCAGGCACTAGACTATGGATTTCAAGTGTCTATTCCAAACTGGTCTAGTGACATAAAAGATGTTAATGATGCTGTATTAAAATATGGAAAACTGCCCACGTTACTAAGTATATTAGAATCAGCAACAAATAGTAAAATTAAAGTAGAAATGAAAAGGAGAAAACTTGTTAAAAGAGTATAATGTTGATGTTCAACGAGTGTTCTTGCAAATGATGGTTACCAATGCAGAACTTTATACTCGTGTATTGAACATTATGAACCCTCAAAATTTCGACCGAACGCTTCGTCCGGTTGCTGAATTTATTGTAGAGCACACTACAAAATACAACATTATGCCAGATCCAGTTCAAATCAAAGCGGCAACTGGCGAACAAATTGATCCTGTTCCTGAGATTGCTGATCAAGAAGAATGGTTCTTAGAAGAATTTGAAGGCTTTACTAAAAGACACGAATTAGAAAGAGCAATTATGCAATCAGCAGACTTGCTTGAAAAAAATGAATTTGATCCTGTAGAAAAAATTATCAAAGATGCTGTTCAAATATCTTTGCAAAGAGATATGGGCACAGACTATTTTATTGACCCTAAAGACAGACTAAATCGTTATTTTAATCAAGGTGGTCAAGTAAGCACAGGCTGGCCCCAGCTTGATAGATTGATGTATGGTGGCATGAGTAGGGCCGAACTAAATATTTTTGCTGGTGGTTCAGGCTCAGGTAAGTCTCTTATTATGATGAATTTGGCTCTTAACTTTTTGAATCAAGGGCTAAATGGTGTTTACATTACACTAGAACTTTCTGAAGAATTGACTTCGCTAAGAACAGATGCCATGCTTACTAACATGAGCACTAGAGATATTAGACGAGACATGGATTCTGTTGAATTACAAGTAAAAATGGCAGGCAAAAAGTTTGGGAAATATCGTGTTAAAGGTTTGCCAGCGCAAAGTAATGTAAACACAATACGAGGATATATCAACGAATTGCAAATTCAAACAGGTATGAAAATTGACTTTGTAATGGTTGATTATCTTGATCTTGTTATGCCGGTGTCTGTAAAAGTCAATCCTAACGATCAGTTTATCAAAGACAAATACGTAAGTGAAGAACTGCGCAATTTAGCTAAAGAATTAAACATTGTTATGGTTACTGCTTCTCAGTTGAATAGGTCGGCAGTAGAAGAGATCGAGTTTGATCACAGTCATATTGCTGGTGGTATTTCAAAGATTAACACAGCAGACTATGTTTTTGGTATTTTTACTTCTCGTTCTATGCGCGAAAGGGGCAAATATCAGATTCAGTGCATGAAATCTCGTAGTTCTACTGGGGTCGGTCAAAAGCTAGATTTAGAGTACGATGTTGAAACAATGCGTATCACAGACGATGACCCTGAGCAACCCAGTCACAGCAAGCCCCAAGCTAGTCCCAATCAAATTTTAGACAAAGTAAAGACTACAAGCACTGTAAATGATGAGGTCCACGATCAAGTAGAACCAGAATCCAAGAAAGTTGTAGCAGACGTTCAAAGTGCAAAATTAAAAAATTTGCTGAATACACTTAAGAAATAAATTCCTCTAATTAGACTAAATACACTATAAGGATTTACTTATGCAAAAGAAAACTAAAAGCCTTTTAGAAGAATTACAATCGATTGGAGAAAATAAAGATATTAATCATTTTATTGAATCCAGAGCCTCTAATGTAATTACCAGTGCTATTAATTTGATTGAACTAATGGATAAACATTATTCTTCTGATAAGGTAGAAGTTCTTGAAAGAAAGCTATTAAATGCTATCAAAAATAAAAATCAAGAAAAATTTACCAAAGTATTGAGGAAAAAGAATAATGAAGATAAACGAACTTAATGGTTACTTAAAAGTAGACGAAAGTTTATTAGGAGATTTTGGAAAAGCATTTGCTCAAAAAACTGCTGGAATATCTGGAGGAAAAAGTGTTAAGTCTCAAATGGCAAAAAACACTTTTATTCAAGACTTTGTAGATGATGCATTATCTGGACTAGAAGATGCAATCGAATCTGGCATCGTAGATCCAAACTCTAAAGATGAGCCATCTAAAGTAGACCCCAACACAGTACAACCTCAACAAGATCAGCAACAGCAACAGTCTCAAAAAAAGAAAGGACAATCTCAGGCTGATAGAAGAAAGTCTATTCAGCAGTTAAACAATTATATCAAAAAGATTGCACAAAACATAAAGGCTGAAAATAATCCGCAAGAAAAAATGAAGCGAGTTAAAGAAGTCATTAATGTTATGGCTGACAGAAAAGATTATCCTGAATGGGATAATGCTAAAAAAGCCGTTCAAAATATTATCCAAAATGCTGACATTGACAAAGCGTTTGCAGGATCGGCAGTTAAAAGACTTGAAACCGGTCAAACAATGACAGAGGCTTGGAAAATATACTTTATCAATAAACTGCTAGAATATACAAATTTTTCTTGGGACGATACTGGATTTGCTGTTCTTAAAGAAAGCAATAATTACTATCTTGTAGAAAGTTTAGAATACGAATTTGAATCATTATTTGAAAGTCTACTTAATGAAGAACCTAACAAGAAAACCGTTACACAGTGGCTGACAAGTTGGTTTGTTAATTATACAAAAGGAATTGATCTTTCAGAATACAAAGATGACATTGCTTCTTTAATTAACGCAGTTGAATGGCCTGCAAGAAAAGCTAAACCTGCGCTTCAAAAACTAGGGAAAGCAGCTTGGAGTATTGCAAAAGAACAAGGAGCCGATAAAGTAGATCAAGGTCAGTATCAAAATGAAATCCCTCAAAAACAAGATGACAATAATTCAGAGCCCAATGAAGAGATGTCGAGTCGAGAATTAGGGATGACAATTAGAGATCAATTAAAACAACTTCACAAAATAGATCCTAAAAGATATAATGAAATAGCAAAAGAACTTACGGGCAAGTAATGAGTATTTCAGATTCTTTTTCACAACTAACACGAACGTTAGAAAACATCGAAAAAAGAGTTGTTCTTAATGAAGGCGGAAACGTATTTAAAGACGAAGAAGGAAATATTCTAACACAACGTATACAGTTAGAAGACGTTTTACCTACTGTTCGCTGGCTAGAAAATTTAACAGGCTTAGATTTGACAGGTCAAGAGCGCGATGAAGCAGGTGTTCCTACTAGATGGTTAGGTAGCACAGGAAGAATGTCTGATTCTGGAGACATCGATTTAGTAGTAACAGATACTACAAAAGACGAACTATATCAAAAGTTACTTTCATTTGTTAACAAAAACAACTTAGAACCAAAAGAATGGATTAAAAAAGCCGGAGAGTTGCATTTTAGAACTCCTATTGCAGGCGATCCTGACAAGGGATATGTTCAAACAGATTTTAATTTTTACGCTGACGAAGACTCTACTAAATGGGCAAAATTTTACATGAGTGGCACAAGTCCTGAGTACAAAGGCTTCTATAGAAATGTGTTACTAAGCAGTTTAGCAAAGCCATTGGGATATAAACTAGGCGGAAACGGATTAATTGATCGTAGTACAAATGAACCTGTAAAAAATGGAAAAGATCCTGACTATGTTGCACAAGTATTGTTAGGCAAAGGGCATGACAAATCTGACTTAAGAACAGTAGAAAAGATTTATGACGCATTAAAAGACGATCCAAGGCGTGATGAAAAACTTGCTGATTTTAGGGGTTTTATTGAAAAGCAAGGGATTGAAGAACCAAACATAGAACCACCTGTAAGTGAAGACAGCAGTCATTTTTTAGCTAGGCTTAGAGATCGTATTGTTAATCAAGGCATGGAAATGATTATTGAGTCTGAAAGAAAAGACCCAAGAATACCCCATCCTGAAGATGCGTTTTTAACAGGTGGCTCAGAAGCAGCCGATCATGCAATTAAGCAATTAGAAGATTCAGTTAATAATGCAGAAAAAGTAACTATCAAATGGGACGGTAAACCAGCATTAATTTGGGGCAGACTGCCAAATGGAAAATTAGCAGTCATGGACAAGTATATGTTTGATGCAGGCTATGCCGCACAAAGCCCTGAAGATTGGAAAAAATACGATAAAAACAAACGCTCTGGCACAATGCGCGGAGATTTATACACTAAACTAAATGCGATATGGCCCGGCTTAGATTTAGCAACAAAAGGCGATGGTTTTTATTGGGGAGACATGATGTGGGCTGGTCAGCTAAAACCACAAGATGGCGCATATCGATTTAAGCCTAATACTGTTGAATATGCTATTCCAGCAAACAGTGACTTAGGAAAGATGATTTCAGACAAAACAGGCGGCATTGTTGTTCATCAAAAATTTGCTAATCTCGGAGATAAAAATGCTGAGGTATGGAATGGCAAAGGATTAGAAAATGTTTCTGGAGGTGTAGCAATTATTAGTCCCAATGTTGGTATTAATTTTTCATTAAATATGCCATCGGAACTATTGAATACTGCTAAATCAACACTAAACAAATATCGTAAAGAAGTAGATGAATTATTATTCAGCATTCCAGCAAGCACTCGTGGCAAAATCAAAACTTATTTTAATCAAAGTATTGTAGGCAATACAAAAGAACCTTTACACAAATGGTTATCTGGTCAAATTAGTGCCAAGCAATATCAAGCATTGGTATCGGGAAACCCTGACGAAAAGGGAAGATACAGTGCTGATTCAGATAATTTGCCTGGCAAGCTATTTACTTTAGAAAATGGCAAAGTAGTTCCTAGCACAGCGTATAAGGGTTTGACTGAAATTTGGAATTCAATATATAGACTAAAATTAAACTTAGCACAACAATTAGAGTCACAAGTTAAAGGTTTAAATCAAAGCACAGGAGGAAAGGCAGAGGGTGAAGGTTTCGTAGTGCCTACCTCAGACGGCTTAGTTAAACTAGTTAATCGTGGCTTATTCAGCACTCAAAACGTTCAAAAAAACAATTAAAATTTTAAAATAGTACACTATATTTTTTGTAAATTGGCATAAATATTAGTATGAGACAGCAGGTCTCAACTTATTAGGAGATTATAAAAATGGCACAATTTACAAGAGTTAATGGTGATCTTAAACCAGTATTACGCTTAGACAGCGATGGCTTTACTAATTCAGGCGCAAACGCAGTTGTTGATGGGGCAGTAGTTCAGCCTCAAGGTCCAAAGTTGGACTTCTTCACAGCTACAGCAAATGGCGCTTTGACAGGTGACGAAGTAGCAGCCGGTGTACAAGCTATCCAACAATTGGGTACAATTCACATGTATCAGTATGATGACGAAAGTGATGACACATTGTCTTTCGCTATCTACCCAACTGGTCAGTATTCAACTGCTGACATCGTAGTTGCATTAGAAGACGCAGGATGGGCAAACGCTGTTACAGTGACAGCCTCAGCTACCTTCTCTAACTAAGTCTAAGTTACAATAAAATTAGAAGCCCGAGTATAGAAATATGCTCGGGCTTTTTTGTAGCGTTAAATAAAAGTATGGCTCATCGTGTTCGTTGTTTTACGCTATTTGATATTACTGAAACAGGTGTACCAAATAGGTCCAAACCTCCTGAAAACAACGATAATGATTGGTTACTTAAAAGAAATACACAATGTAATTTTGATACAATTCTACAAGTTATATCATTAAGATCACAACCTGATATAGTTAGTAGCCCCAAGCTAATAAAAGAAATAAACTACGACTATTTTGGATTTTTGTATCAAAAAGAAAAGAAAATTAACAAATGCTGGACCTTTGAATTTGAAGTGCAACATACTAGCGTATTTGAAAATGAAAAGAGTATGTTGGGAGCACTGTATAATGATTGCGACCGTGTTCCAATGATAGTAGTTGACAATCAATCAAAATTAATTCCCGAGACTTTAGATATCAGCGATGAATTAAGAAATATATACTTTGAGGTAATATGACAAACAAGCAATTTAACAAGATAGAACGATTTTTTAAGCAAGAATTGACCCCAGAATTAAAAGATGTAACTGTTGCCGCTCACAACGGGGAGTATGAGTTATTTGGAAAATATAGAATTTTTAAGAACAATAAGGGTTTTTACGTTAGTTTTGAAAAAAAGAACGATGATGTAAAAGCAGAGTTTAATTCTTTGAAAAATGCAGTTGCCTGGTGCACATTAAATAGTACAAATCAGCGTATTGAAGCCAAAAATATTGAAAAATTAGACAGAAAATTATCTAGTTTAGATGTCAATATAGATATACACAGAACTTTGTCAAGAAACTCAAATTTAGACGAAGAAGCAAGATGGACACAGACAATCAAACTACAAGACGATATAAGAAAGAAAAAAGAACTTATCAAAGAACTAAAAACATTAATAAATAGTTCAAAGCGGATCCAACTTAAAAGATTTAAGATTCGAAAAAGCAACCAAAATTCTCACAGATAAGATAAATACAATAACGCAATTGGAATATAATTATGAAATTAACTGACCTTGACAATAAAAAGCACGCTGAAACTGCTTTAAAAGAAACTTTTGAATTAGATTTTGATGTTTCTTCATTAAACAAAAGCAAAACTGCTAGTATGCTTAAAAAAGTAAGTAAATTGGTTACTGAAGCAAAATCAGATCCAAATTTTTATGAAAATCAAACTAAACCTTCATACATGAAATTGGTTTTCATGGAGCAAGCACTCAATAAACATTATAGAAATCTGTCTTTAGAACCCTCCCCTCAAGTTGTTGTTGAAGAAGAAATTATCAACGAAAACGAAGAAGTTGAAAAATCACAGGTGATTTTGGCAGCACAAGACATGGTTGATCAAGTTCAAAAAATGTATGAAAACATTAACGACATGATAGTAAAAGAATTGCCAGCATTGGTAGATTCTATCCAGTCTGAAATTGGTGTCAATGAAAGTGCTCAGTTTAAAGAAAAAGCAGGCGAGGCACTTAATTCGTTAGATTCTTCATTACAAGAAGCACGAGCGGCACTTGACGGCGCTTTAGGTACAATCACAGGAGAGCCAGAAATGCCTACTGATGATTTTGGTACTGATGAAGAATTACCTGCTGCCGGTGAAGAAGAAGTAGAAATGGACACTGAAACTGAAATTGATACTGACGAAGAACTTCCGGCACCAGATGAAGATGAAGATTCTTTGCCTGATGTAGTAGGTCGTGAAAAGAGATAACAATGCGCTTGCATGAGATTTTTGAAGACGTTAAAGATACTCAAAGCGCATTAGTTACAAAAATTGCGGCGATTACCAACCAGCTAGCACAAGACGTAGAAGAAGGAAATATACCTTCAGAATATAAAGTTGACGATTTATTAGATTATTTTAGATCGTATGACGTTATTTTGGATGTTACTGATTTATATAACATGATTAAAGTTCCTCCTTTAAAAGGCGTAATTAGCAATATTCAAGGCGATGATGTTGTGTTTAAAGGTCAAGAAGAAACAGATGTCGAAGCTCCTGAAGACGAAAGCAAAAAAGTAGTTGCACAGATGGCAAAAAGTGCAATGAAAAATTAATCCTTTTTTCTTGACTGTAATACAAAAATGTTCTATCATAGACTGATATTATAGGTATTTTATGATTACAATAACAGAAAACGCAGAAAACCGAATCAAATATTACTTAAACAAAGAAGAAAAGAACTATTCAGGTATTAGAGTATCTGTTAAAAAAACAGGTTGCTCAGGATACATGTATGTTTTTGACTTTGTTGAAAATCCTCCCGAAACAGATATTGTTGTTGAAGGCAATGAATGCAAAGTGTTTATTGACAGTGAAGCTGTCAAATATCTAGAGGGTTCTACATTAGATTATCAAAAGAATTTTTTAAACGAGCATTTTGAATTTATTAACCCAAACGAAACCGCACGTTGTGGATGCGGTGAAAGTTTTACAGTATGACCTTAACACAAAAATATGATTATAAAGAACTTAAAAAGAAAAACATAAATGGTTCTAGGAAATACGTAACTCCAGACGGTTTTGCTGTACCCAGCGTTACTACTATCCTTAATGCTACGCAGTCAGAAGAAAAGAAACAAGCGTTAAATGAATGGCGCAAACGTGTAGGACATCAAAAAGCACAAGAAATTACTACTGAGGCTGCTGGTCGTGGCACTCGCATGCACAAATGGCTAGAAGATTATGTGATTGAGGGTAAAATAGGTACGCCCGGTAGCAATCCTTATAGTCAACACAGTCAT